GACAAACTTGTCACCCGCACCGGTGAAGCCGCCGGCGCTCAGTACATCATCAGCCTCAGGGTCGGGACTGAGGGTGACACCAGGATCGAGGCAATCGTCGCAGTCGTTGACGACCAAGAGCTGCATGCGCCCGCCTCTGGCAGCGTCTTTGATTCCGAAGAGGCCGCGATGACTGAAGCGATCCAGACAGTCGAAGGTCTTGTCGGGAGTGATGAACGCCGCTCCGATGTGGCTGCCGTCAAGCCGACCGGAGGAAGTATCGGCGGCAAGTAAATCTGCGCTGAGCGCCGGAACGCCTGTTCCTCGCTTTCGGTTGCGTCCGGGTTTCACGAGTGTGCCTCGGGATGCGCGCGGCGGTGCGCGTCGATCAGCCCCTGCACCTGACCCTGCAGCCCGGCAGCCATGTCGCAGAAGTTCGGTACCACCGTCGTGGCCATGACGTGCAGCTGGTTGCGTATGTCCAGCAGGTCCACCACGGGGAATGGGGCCTGGCCAGCGCGGATAGCTTCCACCACCGCGACCTGCAGCTGCGCGCGGCGCTGCGGCTCATCGTCCTGGGTGAAGCGGCGTGCAATGTCGAGGGCGATCTGATCGATGTCAGCCACGGAGCACCCCCGTGCCCTGCAGCGCGGTGCGCGTTTCTTCCCAGTCACCTTCGTGCTTGATGGCCACGCCGCCGGCGTCGGCCCAGGCGGCGCAGTTCTTCCCCCAATCGTCGATCAGGATGTCGCCGGGCTGGTGCATGAAGAGTGGCTTGTGCCTGCCGCCCAGTACGGGCAGGACCAGGCACGTCTGCGAGAGGTGCTGCCGGACCCATGCTCGCTTCTGCGAGGCCACATGCGCGTAGTTCGACTTCGGGCACGCGGTGAGGATGACCGGCTGCAGGTGCTCCACGGACCGGAAGAAGTCGATCGCGCCAGCCATTGGCGGCAGGTCGCGGAAGAAGGATGCGTGGCTATTGATGTGACCCCACATTTCCTCGTCTGCCAGCGAGCGGTGGTCGAGCCCGAACACCGCAGGAAAAGCGCCGTCGAAGTCCGCCATCACGCCGTCCAGGTCGATGTAGAGCGTGCGCGCCGGCCTCACCTGCACCTGGCCACCGGGCTTGACGGTCGCCAGCGTCATAGGGCGGAAATGATCCACTGCTGCCCAGAAGGCACGTGCGGCGTCGTCGAGATGGGCACCTTCGGCCAGTAGCACTCTGCCGTCCTGCTGAATCCGGAAGATCTCCTTGCCGGGGCCGAAGATGAGCGCCGGCGAGGAAATCGGGGCAACGCCGTGGACCCAGCTCCAGTTGAGGTGCGGGGTATGAATGGCGCCCTTCTGGGGTTGCTGCGTATCGCTCATGGCTGTTGCTCCTTCTGCTGCTGGGGCGCGCGTGCGGACTGCAGCGACGCCCAAGTGAGGGGAAACGGGCCGCGCTTGGCCCGGGTGGATGCGGTTTCGATGCTGGTGCCGATGGCTTCGGCGATCTCCCGGCTGGTAAGCAGCTTCCCTTCGACCACGTGGGCGAAGAGCCGGGCCCGGGCCAGGCCTGCGCGGCGGCGGTGGTGGCATCGGGGACGTGCCGGGTGGGTGGCCATCACGGGCGCCCCTGGGTCAGCGCCGGCGCCTGCTGCGGAGCGCCGACAGCGGTGGCCAGCTTGCCTGTCTCGTCCATCAGGCGGATCGCGTCCAGCTCGACCTTCACCGCACCGATGTAGGTTGTCGCCACCATGGTCGTGGTCTTGGCGCGCTCGATTATCTGGTTCATTGCGTCGGCGCTGAGGTTGTCGTCGCCGAGGCGCTCCAGCATGGCCACCAGGTGGTCGCGGACGTCACTGACCTTGTTCTTCATGCTGCTGCTCCTTCGTGCGTTTGTTGATCCGGCGAGTAATGCGAGCCTTGAGGTAGATGAGTTCTTTCACTTCGGCGGGATAGCGGTTGTGCAGCGTGTTGCGGCGCATGTTCTCGGCGAGGGTCACTACTTCCAGCCGGTCGGCAGTGATGTCGGCTGCGGTGAAGGTCTTCATGCCCGGCCGGAAGATCACGATGTGGCCTGCCGGTACCTGTCCCTTGGCTTCCTCCCAGACCATCACGTGTACTGGGCGCCAGCGTTGGGCCGGGAATATGGATGGGTCGTCTGTGATCTTTCGCATCAGCACATTCCGCTTACGGTCGATCTTTTCCGTGCCGATCGGGACGTAGTTGCGGGATTCGCTCGCGGGACGGCCCTTCTTGAATTGCGTAGTCGCCATGCGCCCGGATGACCAGCCAGGACGCCGAAGGCCCTTGTTCGGCGGCACCTGCCCGGGCTTGAAGCGCGCCGCGATGGAGGCCGGATCCTCGGTGCCGTTCCACAGCCTGGCCAGCGGCTGCGTTTCGAAGTCATCGGCCTTCTTGAGGCCAAGCTGGTTGGCACGGCGGTAGACAGACGCGCGGCCCCGTTTCAGCACGTGAGCGATCAGGAACGCGGGGAAGCGCGGCCAGTTGATCCGCAAGGTCTCGTCCTCGTCAGCAGTCCAAGTGCGGCCGTTCATCAGCGCCCACCGATCAGGGCGGCGCGCAGCGTTTCGACCCTCGCACGCCAGTAGTCGATGGTTTCGTTGCTGCTGCTGCGCAGCGTCTCGTGGTGCCCCAGGCGGGCTGCCGCTTCGACCAACTCGGTCAGCAGCCACTCGCGCTCGGTGCTGGTGATGGGGCCCTGGGCGCGCAGCTCGGCGACCTCCGCCTGCAGCTGTTCGGTCCGCTCGGCGGCCAGCACCAGCCAATGGCGCAGGGCCGCCTTGGTCGGCTGCTTCATACGGCCAAGGGTCGGGCCGGTGGCCGGCGCCAGCACCAGGGCACTCATCAGCGGGCGTCCCGCCGCGCTTCGGCCAGGATTTCGCGGAGGTCTTCCAGAACCTTGCGATCCTCGCCTTGGGCAGTGGCGGCGGCCAGGGCACGCTCGAGGGCGTAGGCGCGGTCGTTGGGGTGGATGCAGTTCATGGCAGAATCGGCTCCAACAGGGAGGAAGCGGTATGTCGATGCTTGACGGTGTCAGCCAGTGCTGGTGGCTTAGCCAAAAATGCGTGGTCAATTGGGACGCGTGGGCCGCGATCGGAACGGTGGCTGCTGTGGTCACTGCCATCTTCGCTCCAGCTATCCAGCGTCGATTTGTTCGCAAAAATGCAAATGCACTTTTTGCGTTGGCTTTCCGAACGGACATAGCTACTGCCCGGATAAGGATGAACACTCTGAGGCAGGAGTTCCCTCTCTCCCCGGGCGGCGAAAGTGCCTGGGCAGTTCACGCAGCGATTCAGTTGAGTGGGCAGAGCCAGAAGCGTTTTGTGGAGATGTACCGTCACCTTGATCTCCTCGGTATGCGAGAAGTCGACATCACCCGATGGCCGGCGGTGGATCTCGAACTTGCAGCGCTCGTCGCTGTGGCGATCGAGCACCTGAAGCACTTCCAGTTTGGGGCGGAAACCATCGCGACGACCAATCCTGGCGACGAATGGAACGAGCTCATGCGCAGTGTCGATTACGCAGAACGGTTGGCATACGACAGTGTGATTCGTGCTGACAGGGCGATCGCGCAGGCTCTGCGCCGATCCAAAGTGACCATTACCGCGATCAGCTGAAGCTGAGGTTTCGCTCGACGTCACGCTTCCACCCCCAGCGAAGCCAGGTCCAGCTCGTCCACGCGATCGCGCAGCCGATGGCACGCGGTGCGCAGCGCAATAGCCACATCGCGACGGTTGTCCTGCGGGTAGAAGTCCAGCCCCTCGAAGTGCACGGCGCCGGTCAGGTCGCGACGGAACAGCCGGTAGGCGACCACGCCGCTGTCGCCCATCGGGTAGCGGCCCCAGGAGAAGCCGCCGTTGCGCTTCGGCGCGCGGCGGGGCATAGGCCGGCTCATGCGGTCACCTGCTTGAACTCGACGACCCATACCCACGGGTTGTCCACCCACATGCCGCCGGTGCTGTCCCACAGCGTCATGAAGCTGCTGCGCGCGGTCAGCGATTCGTGCCTGCCGCCGTTGAAGGTGAAGCGACCACCGATCCCCTCGATACCCTCAGCCAGCGCATCGGCCTCGCTGATGTCCTGCAGCCGCTCCACGCGCACGGCGGAGATCTCCAGCACCAGGCGGCAGGCATCGCGTGGCATGTGGATCGCGGGGATCCGACCGAACTTGCGGGCCCATGGCCGCGCTTCTGCAGGACGGTACTCGTTGCCCTGCCACTCGTCGTCGTAGACCACACACGGCTGATCGCCGTAGCCGGGGAGATCACAGCCCCAGAAAGACTCCCGCACCCAAATCCGGTTGCCAACGTCGCCAAGCGGGCACACCAGTGTGTCGCCGGTACGGGTGTGCCAGATGCACGCCTGCTCCGGCACCAGGTTGCGCTTGCTGTCGCGCGCGCCGTAGCCGCCCACGGTGGATGCCTCCCACTGCCCCAGCGGGTTGTTGTGCGGCAGCTTCACCGCGCGGCGGGTTTGGGTTTTGCGGCCGGCCAAGATGGCCCGCACCATGTCGCCGTTGAACAGGATGGGACGTTCCTTGCTCATGCTGCATGCTCCTTCCCAGCCGGCGCGGGCAGCCGCCCGTCTATGATCTGGCGGCGGGTTTTCGCCTTCTTCAGCGGCGTGTCTCCCAGTACCTGGATCTTGCCGCCAGCCTTCCGGAATTTGGCAAGGTCGGCCTCCAGCTGCTGCTGATCCAATTCCTTCTGGCGGCGGCTCGGCGCATCGAACAGCGGCCGTGCGTGGATGTCAGTCATGCTGCGATCCTCAGCGGCGCGCGGCTCACCGGCCCGTGCCACAGGTTGAAGGTGTTGTTGATGCGGACCTGCACCGGATCGATCCGCGCCGGCGCCAGCGGGTTGCGCAGGCGGCGCTCGTCGGTGGCGCAGGGGACGCAGATTGATTTCGGCCCGCGCTTGCCATCGCTGGCCATCTGGCACAGCGGCAGGCGGCGCTGGCATCCGGTGCAGGTCCGGCGCTCCATCAGGCAGCCCTCTTCAGCCAGTCGTTGCCGGCCTGCAGCGCGGCAGCCGACAGGGCATTGCAGATGTCGATGAACTGCGCCTGGTCGTACAGCTTGGCGGCGCCCTTCTCGGGCAAGGCGTTGAAGCCGAGCTTGGCCAGGCCGTCGGCGCTAATGGTCAGCGGCGCGATGCGGGCATTGATGTCGCCCAGCTTCATCTTGACCACCTCGCGCGGGGCGGTGCTCGCCGGTGCAGCTGCAGGTGAGCGAACCAGTACCGGGGCGGGGCGCGCAGCAGGTGCCGGCGCCGGCTCTTCCACCACCACAGGCGCAGGGGCAGCGGCGGCCGCAGCGGCAGCGGCAGCGTCGCGAGTCTGCTGCTCTTCCAGTGCCTTGCGGGCCTTCTCGGCCTCTTCCTCCCGCATCTTCACGCGCTCTCGCTCGCGGCGATCTTCTTCGGCCTTCTCGTGATCGCTGATCCGCGCTGCCACCAGGTTGCGCAGGTCTTCCGGCGCCTTGCTGGCGCACAGCTGCACGCGGTCGGCGAACAGGGTGGAGTACTCGGGCCGCTCGGCCAGGATCGCCATGTTGGCCCGGATGCGTTCGGCGGTCTGGCTGGCGGCGATCTTGGCGTTCGTGGCCACCGTGTCGACCGCGTCCTGCATGCTGGCGAAGGAGCGCTTGCCCTTCATGGCCGCCTGCAGGTCGGCGATCAGCGTGGCCGGCATCGGCAAGCCGTGCTCTCCCAGCGTCTCGTTGATCGCGCAGACGTGATCCTGCACCGCGCGGCGGGCGTTGTGGCCGATCTCGGTGCGGCGCTCTTCTTTCCGCTTCGTGACCAGCTTGTCCAGCGCCAGACGGGTTGCCCGGGCCTGCTCGCTGATGTCATCGATCGTGCGGAACAGCAGGTCGATGCTCTCGGTCTGGCTGAGGGCATGCTGCTTGGCGCCGGCCAGTTGGCTCTCGATATCGCTGCACCACTTCACGGTCTTCTCGGCATCGGCGAAGTCCTGATCGGTGACCAGGTCCTTGCTGATTCCCTGGAACACAGCGATGGCCTGCTCCTTCCAGTCGGCGAGGTTCGAGGCGGTAACCATGCCGGTCACTTCGATGCGGAGCGCGGGCATCTGGTCCGGCGCGCGCCCGGCGGCGACCGGCGCTGCAGGTGCCTCCGGCTCGTAGGCAGCCACGTCGGCCTCCAGCTGGGCCCAGCCGGCGACGATGCGTGCGCGCAGCTCCGGGTTCGGCGTGTACCAGCAGTGGCGCTCTTCGACCAACTCCCACTGGCCCTCGGCGCGCTTCCACTCGGAAGCCATGAAGAACACGCGCTCGCACCCGGATACCATCGCCTGGTGCTCCATCTGCACCTGATACATAAGCGGCAGGTCGGTACCGGTGCAGCCGTCGAACATGGCATCGCGCAGGGCTTGGTTGAGGCGCTTGTGCTCCCACGCAGTGTCTTCCAGCAGCGTGAGGCCGTCGAAGCTGGCGGAGTACTTGCCCTGGGCGCCGGTAACCGGATACAAGTCTTCGCCGACGTAGCCCTCGGCGATTACCCGTGCCAAGGCTTCGAACTCATGTCCCGGGTCGATCACGCGCTCCTGCACGAAGTCGCTGAACTCGCGCGGGACGCCAGCCGCCAGCTCGCGCATCAGGTCGGCGCGGGAGAAGTTGGTGGAGACGCCCAGCATGGCCGGCGCGTCGCTGGCGTTGAGATGCTGTGCCCGGTGCTGGTGCCATTCGTGGCTGCCCTGCAACAATTCGACGGTCTTCATGCGCGCTCTCCTTCGCCCGGGGCGTCCCAATCGATGGGGCCGGTGTCAGTGTTGGAGGAATCGGTGGCGGTGGCGCAGGTGCCGGCAGCGGCCTCGGTGGGCACGTCCTCGACCTGGCCGAACTTCTCGATGGCTCGGGTCTGCTCGTCGGTGAGCGAGCCCTTGGTCTTCACCATGTTGATGATCTGGCTCGCGGTCTTCTTGCCGCCGGTGATCAACGCGCCCCAGGTGGGCAGGTTCTCCGCGAACTTGTCCGCCGGGTACGCCGGCAGCTCGCGGGAGATCTGCTGCTGCGCCTCCTGCCGGACCGGAGTGGATTCCCCATCGATGACGCGACCTTCCATTTCCTCGGCGGTCGGCTGCGCGCCTACCGCTTCCGGGAACGCCTTGCGCAGCGCCAGCGCCTCGGCGCACTTCTCCAGCTGGCCGAAGGGACGCTTCTTCCACATGGCGTTCGGCGCATCGCTGTCGCGCTTCTGCGTGGCGTAGCTCTCCAGCCAGTAGGCCTTGGCCGAGTAGCGCACCGGGCTGCCGTTGACCAGGCGATAGACCGCGACGCTGCACCATTCCGGGTAGCGCACGTTGACCCCACCCAGGTTCTCTTCGATGGTCGGCCCGAAGCTGGCCTCATCCTGCCCCGCGTACTCCCCGGTGCGGTGGGCCTTCGTGCGGTACAGCTCGATGCCCGGCATGATCACATCGCGCATGCCGGCAGGACTGATGACACGGTTGCCCTGCTTCTTCTCGGGTACCCACATCGGCACGATATGCACCGGCTTGGTCATCGGGTCCAAGGCGCCGGCGCGGCAGTAGGCCAGCACCATGTCGACCGATTCGTCGGTGGCGCCCGGGTACAGGCTGGTCTTCAGCGCGGTTCGGATGGCCTCCGCCTGCTCGGCGGTCACAAGTTCGCCGCCGCGCTGCTTGAGGGGTGCGATGTTGCTCATTGATTGCTCCGGCCGGCGTCGCCGGCATGGTGGGTGGGTGTCACTGCGATCCATCCGGCTGCGGCCTCCCCGAGTGGATTACGGGGTTTTTGCCCTGGACCGGGAGGGCAATCCCGGCAGGCCGCATGCGGATGGATGCCGGTCTTTCCCGACTGTCAGCGGCGTTGCATCCGCACCACTCGTTGACCCATGAGCTTTCGCTGGGGCGGGTTACGTCTCCCGCGCGGCCCGATGCTGCAGCACCCCCGCCGTCTGGGTTCGATCAGGCGGCCAGCTGCTGCTCGGCGACCTTGTGGTACGGGTACTTGTCCGGGAACGGCTTGATGAAGCCTCCGAAGTGCTTGCCGATGGAATCCGCGTTCTTGAACGCCTCGAACTCGGCAGCGCTGAAGCTCTCGTAGTGGTAGACCGATCCGGGGCCACGGGCAGCGCCGGTACCGCGCTTGAAGCAGATGGCGAGGGTGCTGGTTTCGGGGTCGTGGCCGATGCTGTGGATCTGGGAGGAATCGACGTCGATCAGCTGGATGCGGCGCGGGGCCGGCGAGGTGTCGGTCATGGTGTGCTCCTGGGCGGAAAGAGGTGCCCGTCTTTCCGGGCTGTCAGCGCTGCGCTACAGGGGAGCGCGCAGGGCAGGGGATCAGTAGTCGCTGCTGGCCAAGAAACCGGGTTCATCGCCGTGTTCGACCAGGAACTGGCGGATGGACGTCATTTCCCCGGTGGCCACTTCGTTCTCGTCAAATGCAGGGATGGGCTTGTCCAGGTCCTCGTCGGACAGTTCAATCGGATAGCCGGCAGCGATATCGACCTCTTCCCCGCAGTGATCGCGGTAGGCCCGGATCGCTTCTTCGGGGGAGGAGGCTGCGTAAAGGTCGCTGTCATCGACGGCATAGGCTTTCAGCACGTTCGTTCTCCTCGATCAGGCGGCAGCCAGGTCTTCCTGCTGCTGGGGTTCTTCGTCAGCCTTGCCGGGCTGGAGGGTCAGGACCACCGACTCGCGAATCAGCGCTTCGGTGAGCTCGGCGACCTCGTCGGGGGCGACGTTGGCGGAGGCCTTGAACGTCAGCTCGACGCTGCCGCCTTCCTTCGGAGCTATGACGAACTTCTTGAGCTTCACGTCCACGAGGAAGATCGGCTGGGTGCTTTCGAGCTCACCGTTGATCTGGAGCTCATAGCCTTTGAACTCGTGGCCGACCTTGAGCGGTTCCAGGCTGGGAATCTTGATCTCGGTCAGGTGCTCACCGATGGTCGGCAGCGACTGCTGCTCGCCCGCCTTGGGCTTGCGGAACAGTGCCTTGCGCAGCTCTTTGTCGAAGTGATCCAGGACCGTGTTGCCGGTGCTGGTGACGAAGGTGACGTCGACCGCCAGCGAGCGCTCGTCACCGTGCCGCTCGATGCGCACGTTGACGTTTCCGATCACGGCGGGGTTTTTGTCCAGATGGAACATGGGAACCTCGTAGGTTGGGCCGGCCGCGCCGGCAGTGGTTACTGCAGATCGCAGGGGACGGCCGGAACCGGAACCGCGGCGGTGGCGGTGGAGCGCAGGGCGTGCTCGGCGCGGATCCACTCCAAAGTCGTGAGGTAGACCAGCCCGGCCAGGACGGCGCGCGCCAGCAGCATTCCGGCGTAGCTGTCGGCCATGAAGGCCAGGCCGGCGCCGGCGGCGGCAACGCCGCAGCAGGTGGCGGCGATGAGGAGAGGCAGCAGGATCAGCAGGCGTTCGCGGCTCACGAGAACACCGCCTGTGCCATCAGCGTCCCTGCGATGCCCAACACCAGGCCCACAACCGCGCCGTAGAAGGCGAACTCGCGAGACATGCCGGCGGTTTCCGCGGCGATGATTTCTTCGAACTTCATGCCGCCTCCGGACCGCTCGGGGTGGTGAACTCGTCCCTGAACTGCCGGCGCAGGCGCAGCGCGTTGTTGAGGACGGACAGACCCCGGTTACCCTCGCGCTGCTCCGCATTGAGGCGGCGGAACAGCGGGGCAGGGTTCAATCCGGTGCTGGCGATCGCGTCCCGGACAGCGCGGAACTCGCCGATGTGGCGGACGTTGGTGCTCATGACGGCTCCTTGGAGGTCGTGATCTGGATGCGACGCAGGCCGGCCAGCAGCTCGTCGCTGACGGTTTCGTCGTTGGTGGAGAAGCGGCAGTCGCCCAGTTCCAGCTGCTGCAGGTAGCGACCTGCGTTGGTCATCGGCTCGGGCCGTGCAGAGAGCAGGCCGCCGAAGATCGAAAGGAAGGGGTTGAAGTGCGGGGTCATGCCGCGCGCTCCAGGTCGGCGTTGCCCAACAGCAGCTCGCCATCGGCATGCGGCTGCTGCACCGCGAAGGGATTGATCAGGGCGCGGACGCGGTCGATCTCTTCCTGCCGGGCGGCGCGGCGCATCTGCAGCGCCACGGTGGTCATTCCAGAACGGTCGCTACGGGCATCCCGTCCGGTCGGGACGATGTCGATCGCATCGCCCAGCATCTGCAGCTGATGCCGCCGGGCAGCTTCCCAGGCCAGCTCGCAGTTACCGCCAGTCGCCCAATGGGCTCCGAGGTAGGCAACCTCGCAGCCCGGCATGGCCAGGCCGTGGCTCAGCAGCTGCGCGGCGAGAATGGATGCGAGGTGGCGCTGGAAGCGGATCTCATCGGCGGGTTGGGCCGGGGGGTTGGAGTTGGCAGCGGGCTGGTCCATGACGGTCTCCGTCGCCCTGCCTCGGAGTGAGGTCGCTTGGGCGTTGGCGCATTAAACACCCCGTTTAATCCGGAAGTCAACACCATGTTTAAACATCGGGCAAAAAAATCCCGGGTGCCGTAGCTGCCCGGGATGCTGTGAGTCAGAAGGTCGGTTCTATTACCGGCGGTGACTCCGCGGAAGGGAAGGAAAGCCGGTACTTGCGAGTCGTGCCGGCCTCCACGAAAACCTCAATCGAGCGGCGACGGGCGAGGGTAGCCTTCGAGTTGTTGAGCCCACACAGCCCAGGACCGTCGATACCAGTGACTGTGAGTAGATGGCGCCCAGGCCGCAGGTTGAAGGACGCCGATTCAGCAGTATTGAGGTGCGCCGCAATCTGCTCGTCGATCATCAGCCCAAAGGCGCATTTGCTTCCGACGGCGCCTACGTCTCGGGTGACGACAACGGTACCGGTCTCCGTCCCCTGGGGTGGGATCGGAAAGACCCGATCCGCCGGCACCGGTCGGACCAAAGCGGCGTCGGGCTGCTTGGTCGGCATGAAGCATGCGGCCAGGGTGATCGCCCCCAGGCACGTGAGTAGTAGCTTTGCGGCCGATGCTAGACGTGGTGCGTTCATCCGAAGAACCCTTTGTTTGGCCGGAATTCTGGGATAGCCGTATTGGGCACCCCGGCTTCGCGGACCTGGCCAGCCAGCAGCTCGTTGGTCCGCTTTTGCTCAGCCAGAATCTGCTGAAGAAGCCTCTTGATGGCGAATATGGCGAAAGGCACGAACAACCACAGCAGGCCCAACGCTACCCAGACAAGCACCAACGCACCGCTTCCAGAACCCATCGCTCGCTCCTATTCGATCCCGACATCCAAGCCGCCGCGCACCAGCCCAGCGTCATCGAAGGCGATGCCCTCAACCCGGCATTCCCGTCCTCGTTCCATCTTGACCAGCAATGCATCGAGCTCGGTGTCGGTCAGGCATTCAACAATGCCGTGCACGTGGGCCGTCTCCTGCCTGACCAGCCACATCAGCCAGTACATGCGGCCAAGATCTCTGATCCTGGCGTAGAGCACGTCACGCTGGAGCGCGTTCAGACCGGCTGGCTCGGTGCTATCGGGCGTGACGACGGTTAACCGCCTCGGTCGCTTCCCTGTCCGCGCCCCCAGCGCCGACGCAACGGCTGCCGCCATATCCTTCATCTCACGCTCGCTTACCGACATCGTTCATCCTCCTGATCGGAACTTGGCGATGACGTTGCGTCCAGCTGCAGCCAGGTCCTTGTCCCCCTCGATCCCCTGCGCCCAGCGCTCCATGACCTCCGCTGTGGCGACATCGATCAACCTTTCGCGATCTTCGTCGGGGATGGGATCAAGGACCATGTCGTTCACATAGTCGATCAACCTCACCGTGGTGGCGATGATCGTTCGCTGCAGTCCCGCAGACTGAGACTGACTCGGGCGCTCGCCGCCCACGTACATCGGCAGCGACCCTTCTAAGATCCAGGTGGCGCTGATCCCCAAGGCCTGCTGGGCTTTCGATGCACCGGCGGCGCTCACGCCCGTTGCCCGGCTCTCCCAGTTCTTCACGGTCTGCGGGGACTGCCCGAGCGAGCGAGCTAGCTCGGATTGCCCCCGAATGGGTTGGTCGAGCCGTTGGGCGGCGTCGTAGAGCCGCTTCATCGAGGGGTGCATGGATGCCATGCGCCATTGTCCTGTGACTAAACAGGGCGTTGTTACACGTGGTGTTGACTGTGGATTAAACATGGCGTGTAATGCCGCCATGAACGCCAAAGCCCTGATCGAAGTGCATCCCGACGCCCAGCTGATCGAACAGCTGGGCGGACCGGCCGTTGTGGCTCGCGCGCTCGGCTTCGAAATGCCGGGTGGGGTCCAGCGGGTCCACAACTGGAAGTCCCGGGGCATCCCCCCCCTGATCAGGCTCACGCGTAAGGACGTGTTCGAGCCCCTGTCTGGTGACGAGGCCGGGCAGGTGGATGTAGCCGCGTGAGCCAGCTCTACGCCCCTTCCCAGCCTGCCCGTGCGTGTGGTGACCACGGGCTTCCGGCTGGGTGGGGCACCCCTTCCTTGAGTTGATCGTTTCCATGGCGCACATCGTGCGCCGCTGACGCCCAGGCGTCTCCAATCGAGAAATCCGCCCATGAATGTCACCGATGCCGCCTACGACACCGTCCACGAGTACCCCGGCGGCAGCGAGTCTCTCGCGCCCCGGATGAGCAAAGGCATGTCGCCAGCCACCTTGCGGGCGAAGGTCAACCCGAACACGGACCGCAACCTGCTGAGCCTGCAGGAGGCCGACGAGCTGATGGCCAAGGCCGGCGACTATCGGATCCTCCATGCCCTGGCGGCTACGCACGGCTTCGTGGTGCAGCGGGTCGATGCTCCGGACAGCGGCTCTATGATCGGCGCATTGCTGTCCGCAGCCGCCGGACATGGTGATCTGTCCCAGGTCATCGCCGCAGCGCTCGCCGACGGCAAGGTGACGCCCAACGAGGCGGACGAGATCGGCCGGGCCTGCGCGCTGGTGCAGGCCGCGATCGCGCAGGTCGGCCAGCACGCCGACGCAGCTGCGGAGCGGGGCGGGGTATGAGCTCAACTGCCCGAACTCTGGGCTCGGTTAAGGCACGCAATCGGCGCGCCCGTGCTGCGGCATGGGTGTTCGCCCAACGAGGGGGACACCCCATGAGAACACGACCCGAAACCCTCCGGCAGCTGCAGTGCTGCCTGGACGTCATCGCCCGTAGCGAGCCTATGACCGACGCCGAGCGCGCCGAGCACCGGTGCCGTTGTGCCGACGAACAGGCCCGGGCAGAGGCGCGGCGCGCGGGCCTGGCGCCAGACCTGCTGGGGGATGTCAGCCATGCGTGACTACGCGAAGGTGGTGCCGAAGTTCTGGACCGGGGAGACATGCAAGGCACTTCGCCGGAAGGGCCCGGAGGGGCTTGTCGTGGCCCTTTACCTGATGTCCGCGCCGGGCTCGAACATGCTCGGGCTGTACTACCAGCCAATCCTGTTCATGGCACATGAAACCGGCTTGGGCTTGGAAGGGGTTCGCAAGGGGCTTGCCGATTGCATCGATAGCGGCTTCTGTTCCTACGACGAAGACTCGGAAATGGTGTGGGTCTTCGAAATGGCCAAGTACCAGATTGCAGAGGGTTTGAAGGGTACCGACAACCGGTGCTTGGGCATCCAACGCGACTACGAGGCCATCGCGGCCAACCCGTTCCTGGCTCCGTTCTTTGACCGTTATCAGGCAGCTTTCCACCTGACGAACCGTAGGGGATCGGAAGGGGGTTACAAGCCCCTCCCAAGCCAAGAACAGGAACAGGAACAGGAACAGGAGCAAGAACAGACATCCTCGCTTCGCTCGGAGTCGTCCCCGCAGCTGTCGCTGACGGGCGACCCGTCTGCCCCTGCTGACCTCAAGGCAAAGCGAGCAGACCGGATCCGCCAGATCGCAGAGGACGCGCGCGCCGCCTACAACGCCATCCTGGCCAAGCCACACGGTCAGCTGCCGGCCTGCACCCTGCTGAACAAGTCGCGCATCAAGACGGTGGAAAAGGCACTCCCGACCGTGCGCCAGCTTTGCCAGGCGATGTTCGGCGGCGAGAAGGTCACGCCGCAGTTCTGGCAGGCCTACTTCGAGACGGCTGCTGGCGACGACTTCCACAACGGGAAGGGGCCCTACACCGCGCCGCACGAGAACTGGCGGCCGGACTTTGAATACCTGCTGCGGGAGACGGTCATCGCCAAGCTTGCTGACCGCGCTGCATCGGAGGCTGCAGCATGAGCGGCCGAGAGCACGAGGTGGACCGCCTGGCCGGCCTCTACCAGGACCAACAGAGCCTGCGCCTGCCGCCGCACAGCGTTGACGCCGAACAGGCGGTGCTGGGAGGCCTGATGCTGCGCCACCGCGCGTGGGACGATGTGGCCGACCTGCTGAGCTCGGAAAGCTTCTACCGGGCCGACCACCGGCTGATCTGGCAGGCAATGGTCTCCATGCCGCGGAACGTGGAGTTCGACCCGGTCACGCTCGGTGAATGGTTCGAATCTCGCGGCAAGCTGGATATCGTGCGCGGCGGAAGCTACCTCGTGGAGTTGGCCACCACCACGCCATCGGCGGCGAACATCGCTGCCTACGCTGAGATCGTTGCCGAGAAGGCGAAGCTGCGCGCGCTGATCGACGCCGGGCACGACCTGATCGACGCTGCCTACAGCCCGGAAGGGCGCAGCGCGCTCGACCTGGTAGGGCGGGCCCAGAGCCGAATCGGTGGTCTTCTCGACAATGAGCCGTGCGACCTGGAGCCGGTGGCGCCTGTTATGGCCAGGGTGTTCGACCAGCTGAGCCGCGCGTCTGGGCAACCCGGCAGCATCAGCGGTCTGTCCACCGGCATGGAGGACCTGGACGCGGTGCTGGACGGCTTGCAGCCGGGCAGGCTGTACGTGGTTGCCGCCCGTCCCAAGATGGGCAAGACCACCTTGGCGCAGAACATCGCGGAGCAGGTCGCGCTGCAGGCGAAGCGCTCGGTGGCGTTCTTCAGCTTCGAAATGAAACCAGAAGAGCTCGGCAAGCGGATGCTTTGCAACAAGGCCGGCATCAGCGGCAGCAAGCTGCGCCGCGGCGAACTGGACGAGATCGACTGGCAGAACGCGGCGGACTGGACCCGTCGCATCGGTGAGGCATCCATCCGGATCAGCCGCCCACGCACCGCCAAGGTGCAGCACGTTTGCGCGCAGGTGCGGCGCATGAAGGCACAGGACCCGAATCTCGCGGTGGTGGTGATCGATTACCTGCAGCTGATGCACGTCTCCGGTGACAACCGGGCCTCCGGTATCGGCGATATCACCCGGGCGCTGAAGCTCCTGGCCAGCGAGATCGACGTGGCGGTGCTGCTGCTGAGCCAGCTCAATCGAGACGTGGAGAAGCGGGTAGGAGACAAGCGCCCCATCGTGGCGGACCTGCGCGACTCAGGCTCGATCGAGCAGGACGCCGACGCGGTGATCTTCATCTACCGCGACGAGATCTACCACAAGGACAGCCGCTGGGAGGGCACGGCGGAGCTGATCGTGGCGATCCAGCGCGACGGCGCCCCGGGTATGGCACGGGTGCTGTACGAACCAGGCTACTTCCGATTCTCGAACCTGCCGGAATGGTGGCGCCCGAAGGACGCGGCGAGCGCGCCGGCGGCTGGCAAAGCACCGGCGAAGCGGCGCGGCCTGGCCGGGTTCCTCCCGCAGGCAGGGGAGGCCGCATGACCCTCACCTCTGCGGCGAAGAAGATCCGCGCCAAGCGCGCAAGCCGGCCCATCTACGCCACCTGCATGCGCCTGGTCGAACCCAGCACGGGTGAGGAGCTGGGCGCCTTCGTGCCCGTGCATGAGATCGACCGTCGGCTGGCCAAGCAGCGCGGATACCGCGTCGGGCAGGAATACCGGCTGGAGATCAAGGAATCCCGCAACCCCGCCTTCCACCGCCTAGCACATGCCATTGGGCACCTGCTGGTGGACAACGTCGAAGCCTTCCGCGACCTGGACGCGCACGCGGCGCTGAAGCGAGTCCAGCTGGAGGCTGGCATCTGCTGCGAGATGGTGGAGATGGACGCCACCCCGGTGATCGCCGCGGTGCTGGACGCCAGCGAAACCCTGCTGGGCGCCGGCGCGCGCAAGGTCCTGGCCGGCGTGCTGCCGGAGATCCACACCATTCCGGTCAAGGTCGCTCAGTCGCTGGCGTTCGATTCGATGGAAGAGGAAGACTTTGCCACCTTCTTCAAGGGCGTCACCGCCTGGATCGGCGAACGCTACGCCCACGTCATGCTCGACGAGGTGCGCTCGGAGTTCTGGTTGATGGTCAACGGCCGGCAGCAGGGGAGGGCGGCGTGATTGATTTACAGCTGAAGAGCCGTTTCAAGCAGCTCGATTGCGAGGTTGGATTCCGATTTTGCAATAGTCATCTGTTGCACAAATCGCTCGCCACTTTCATCGCCCGTAATGAGCAGTTGCTTGTAGAGCTCCTTCCGTGCAAGGCGAACGGCGTTCATAGCCAGCAGAACGTGGTGCCCTGGAAGTCCAAGAACGTGCAGCCGCTCGGTGTTGTTCCAGAGCGCTTGCGGAATCGTGTCGGATTCAATTTCAACCATCTCGTTTGGGCGCGTGCCGACCTTGTTGAGGTCCCTGCTGATGCGCTCGTTGAAGCTGACGAATTCCCTCAGCAACATCGTACCCAAGCTACGAGCGACCAAGGCTTCTTGGGTCTTGCGATCCCTCAAATCAGTGCGGCGCTGCCAATAAGGCACCCCGCAGGCCGCGAGAATCGCCAAGACGCTACCAACCGCTTGAACCCATGCGGCCTGGCCTTCCGGCTTGAGCGCGCACCATCCGATCCATTCACAGACCATTCCACGTCCTCCCTGTCGTTGCTGCGGATGATGGGTCGGGCCTTCTTCTTCCGCAAGGGTTTTCCCTGGGAGTCCTGCTGATGCGCCGCGCGATCAAGGCCGCGACCAAGGCGGAGCAGGCGTACCAGGACACGGCCCGCGCACTCGGCTGTGTGGTCTGCCGCTGGCGGCACGCCGCCGGTATGCAGCGCGGCATCGGGTGCGGCCCCACCCGGATCCACCACCGGAACATCGGCGACCTGCACGGCCAGAAACAGATTGGCCAGCACGCCGTGGTCGCCATCGGCGACTGGCACCACCAAGGCATACCGCTGCCAGGCCGCACCGGCCGGCAGATGTACGCCATCTACGGGCCCAGCTTCCAGGAGCAGGCCCGCGAGTTCCGCACCTGGACGCAGGAGGTGCTGCCCGGCATGGGGCGCGGCACCGAAGCGTGGCAGGCATACCAAGACCAACTTCTTCAGCAGACCGCTCCGAAGGACGAAGCAGCATGAACGACGAAAAGCGATACGCCGCCGCCCACGACCAAGGCCGCGCCGCGCGCCGCAGCGGGAAGCCGCGCAGCGCCAACCCCTACACCGGCCACACCAAGCTGGTGCGCGACCTGCACGAGCAGCACGACCTCGGCTGGGTCGCGCAGGACGCCGAGAACCTGGCCGCGCGCCAGAGGGCGGCATGAGCGCGCTCCGGCTGACCTTCGGCATCGACCCCGGCCTGCATGGCGCGGTGGTGACCCTGCTGGATGGGGTGCCCGGGCCGATGATCGACATGCCCACCGTGGATGTCGGCGGCTGGGAAGAGATCGACTCGCGCGCGGTGGTGGTGTTCATCCGTGAGCAGCGAGCCGCGCACCCGGGCGCCTACGTGTCGGCCTGCATCGAGAAAGTCGGCGCTCGGCCCACCGATGGCGGCACTAGTGCCTTCCGATTCGGCCAGACCGCCGGCAAGCTGCAGGCGATCCTTGAGGTGCTGGGCATCCCGGCAACCCGCGTGACGCCGGTGGTGTGGAAGCGCTATTTCGGCCTGCTCAAGCAGGAGAAGGACGCCGCCCGGGTGATGGCCATCGCCCGCTTCCCGGCCGGCGCGAGGATGCTGGCGCGGAAGAAGGACAGCGACCGCGCCGATGCCCTGCTGATCGCCCTGTGGTGGGACCAGCAGCACAGCATGGAACAGGCCGCTTGACCTCGGCCGACATCTCCGACGTGCGCCTGGCGAAGCGGTACCGGGCGTACCTGCGGCGATACGGCAGGTGCGCGGCCTGCCGGTTTCGGGAACAGACCGACGGCACCTACCACTGCCAGCGGCGACCGGAGCGGCAGGGCACCTGCGACACCGACGGCATCCTGCCGGCGTTTCGATTCGACGAAGAAGTACTTGAGGGGATGCGCGATGCGCCATGAGGACGAACTGACAAAACAGCTGCGGCGGTGGGGCCATGCCCAGGTGAACCGGTTCGCCCTGAGCCGCGCGGACCGGAGCGTGCACGTGCTGGACAAGGTGCGTGACCACGCTCCCCTGACCCGGGAGCGTGCCGCGCGGGACCTGGTTGCCCGGGACGGTGCTGAACGCCGTCGCTTCATGGCGGCCCGGAGTGGCGTCGAGGGCATGACGATGCTGCCGATGTGGGCGGTGGATCCGGTTCGGGCATCCAACGATGCAGACCACCCGCACGACAATCCGGAAATCGCCGTCGACACCGGCACACCAGACGAACTGCGTTGGGTCGACCGCGCCTTGGCGTCGATGGGCCGGCAGTATCCGCTGAGGGCGCTGATCGTGCGTACCGAATTCACGGTGTCGGCCAGCCAGGCGGTAAAGGCCCGGATGGTCGCCGAGCAGTACGGCGGAGCCCTATCGATCTGGCAGTACCGCCGCGAGCTGCAGCGCGGGGTAGACTTCATGGGCGGCAGGATCGCCGCTTAATCACATGGAGTAGAACATGGCTTCGACACGTGAAGAAATTGCCCGGGATCTCGTGGTGGCTGCGATTGAAGGACGCAATTTCATATCGCCGGAGGACTTGGCAGAACTTTACAAGAGCACCTTGAAGGCCGTCCGTGAAGCTGCGTCCCAGAGGAACGATGATTCCAGTAGTTGACAAGTTGCACGCGTACACCTAGCCTTTCTGCGACTGTCAAGAACTGCCCCTGAAGCCCTGGCCAAAAGCCGGGGCTTCTGCTTTCTTGGCCCCGTATACCGATTGATCACCGCGCGACCAGGCCTGAACACCTCGCCGTGAGGCGACACGGGCCGGCACCAAGACCTCCGGGCGGAGGGTAGCTGGGTCCATGACCCCGGCAGGTGCCTATCCAGCGGTGGTGATCGGCCTTCTACGCCCGCGGCCCCCCGGACCAACCACGAATCGTCGAAGAGACCGGTCGAGGGGCGGGCACCTACTACCGAAGCGAGTCAGGCATGAGCCAGTTCGACGAGATCATCAATCGCGTGCTGGCCCACGAGGGCGGCTACGTCAACGACCCGCGCGACCCAGGCGGCGAGACACAGTGGGGAATCAGCAAGCGCTCCTACCCGCAGCTCAACATCCGAGCGCTGACCCGGCAGGACGCGGTCGAGATCTACCGCCGCGACTTCTGGCAGCGCGTTCAGGGAGACAAGCTGCCGCGTGCGTTTGCCTTCCAGGCGCTGGACGCTGCCGTGAACCACGGCATCGGCAGCGCTGTCCGCTGGCTGCAGCGCGCCGCCGGCGTCGCCCATGATGGTGTGATCGGCCCTAGGACAATGGCTGCGGTGGCTGCCCAGAACCCGGCAGACCTGGTGCTGCTGTTCAATGCCGAGCGACTGGAGTGCTACGCCAAGCTCGGCACGTTCGACGCCTTCGGGCGTGGATGGACCCGCCGCGTCGCAGGGAACCTGCGCTATGCCGCCCGGGACAACTGATGCCGGCGGCGAAGAAGCCGGCGAAGCTGTCGCCGATCAGCCAGCTGCAGGGCGTGCTGCTGGTGCTGGATAACCGCAGCGGTCGGCCTACGGCGGAGATGCTGGCCAACGTCCGGGAGATGGTCGGCGACGCCCTGGCGGTGATGCAGGAGCCGGACGCCACTAAACAGAAGATCGCCTTCGTGCTGCTGGCCATCCAGCAGTCGACGGAGGTGGTGGTGCGCCTGGTGCGCGGTAAGGAAATGACCCGGGTTACCGTGGTCGACCAGCCGCTATACCACTGGGCGCTTCGAGAGATTCACGCACTGGCAGGTGCCGCATGACCTTCGCAACCCGCAATGTCGGCGCGGCCCGGGTGGGGATCGCCGTTCTGGTGCTGTTCCTTCTCGGTATGGCCATGGCCGCGCTCATCGCGGTGGCAATCCCGCCAGAGAACAAGGACTCCTTCGGCATGCTGATCGGCGGTTTGAACAACGCCACCGGCATGGTCATCGGCTACTTCTTTGGAATGACCCGGCGCGGGTCCGGAGCCTGATATGCGACAGCTCATCTACATCACCGAGCAGGAAGCCCTTGAGGCGGGCATGACCAACGAAGGCCGCCTGTTTGGGGTCCCGGCATGGCTGCGCGTGGACAGCGACGAACAGGTCACGGGTACCCCGAAGGTACCGGTCCTGCACCTGTGGTGCTGGGTGGCGGATCTGGCCATGGAGCTGAAGGCTTGCTTCTTCTACGTGGACGAGGTGGTCGAATCACCGATCAGCATCGGCCGCCGGATCGAAGGCGCATGAATCGCCTGATCGCGGCAGCGGTCGGTTTCGCCATCTGGACCGGTTTGGTGTTCTGGGCTGGTTGCACCTTCACCGGGCGAGGCGCTGACCTCAAGGCGTCAAAGAAGGAGACGGCCCAGGCAACCGCAGTGGTGGACCAGGCGAACCAGACCCGCGCCACCGAGCACACCCAGGCCGCCACCATGGCCACCATCGGAGCGAAGCATGAAGAAGACCGCGCTGCGGCCGAGGCCGTCCCTGCTGCTGTTGTGGCTGAGCTGCGCGCTGGCACTGTCCGCCTGCGCCACGACCTTGCCGCCTGCCACACAGGCCGCCTGTCCGAAGCTGCCGCCGGCGCCACCGAACGTGATGCGCCCGCCGACCTCGGAGTCACAGTTGCGGGCCCTGCTATTGGAATCGGTCGAGACGCCGACGACCAGCTCCGCGCCTGCCAAGCCGTCGTCGCCGCAGACCGTGCCGAGGTAACTCCGTGAACGTTGGCTGGCCGCAGGCCATCTATCTCGCGCTGACGCTGCTCGGCTTGGGGGTTGAGATCAGCCGCCATGGGGAGCTGAAGAAGCCTGGGCGCTACAACGCGGTAAGCACCTTCGTTGCAACGGCGGTCGTCCTGAGCCTGCTGTACTGGGGCGGATTCTTCCGCTGATCACCTCCTGCGGCTCGGGCGGTTGCGGGCGGTAATTACACGTGCGATTGCGGACACGACGGCAGCGAACGCCTTCACGTATTCCGGGATGAGGTCTAGGGGCATAGCTGGTGCTTCTCCTGTGTTTTGTATTTCTAATGGGTACCGCATTAAATCTGCGCTCCGCGGGCGGTCCCGGCTATGGCAACCATGGTCCGGCAGGGATGTCGCATGCGGCGCGACCTTTTCGAGGCATTCGCGACTGGCTCGAGCCGTGCCTTCGTCGACCTGCCGCGCATGTTTCGTCGGGTTCCACCACCGTTCCACTTGCAGGATTTCCGCCCGGAGCGCCCGGGCCTGGAGGATCAGATGAGCACCGACCGATGGAACCGGGACGACCGAGCCGAGGTGATCCAGTGAGGCAGTGGAGCTGGCAGACAGCCGCCACCGCTGTGGCGGTGCTGGCGATTCTCGTCCTGTACCACTGGTTCGCTGCCATCCCCATGCAGCGCGCCTATACCCGTTGGCTGCTGTCCGGGGATCAACCGTGCCACTGCACGAACAGTGAGATACCCCATGAGCATTGACCGCTGGAACCGTGATGACTCGGCCCGTCTGAGGCGTATTGAGGAGAAGCTGGACGCCCTGCTCGGTGCACTGGCTGCCGAGGGCGAGGAAGAGCAGGAGGCCCCGCCCACCAGCCTGGACGGTGACGTGCTCCCCGGTGAGCGGAACCAGTCGCAGAGTCTGGGCTGATGGCTGCTGTCACGGTCGTACCGTCGCTGCCCGACAACCCTTCGGGCCTGACGCGAACCCAAGGCACCAAGGTGCTGGTGGATGGGCAAGAGCTGAACGGCGTAATCCGCGTGGTGCTGGTGGCGGAGGTTGACGACGTGTGGCGTGCTCACATCGAGTGCTTTGCCCAGGTACAGACGATGCCCGGCATGTGGCTAGACCTTCAGACGCAGCCCCGCATGGCCTGGTGGCGTCGCCTGCTACTGAGGCTGGCTGGTGTCACCGTGGATACCACGGACCTGGGCGGCGCAGCGCGTACGTACGAGAAGCCGTGATGGCCAGGGTAACGACGCTGGCTCCGCGCATCAGCTGCGCGCCCAGCAGGCTCAAGCCCTCGGCACCGGTGGTGCCCACGTACGGGCAGGGCAGAGGTGGCCGCCCCTGGCGGCGGGTGAGGGATGCAGTGCTCCTGAGGGACAAGTACCTCTGCCAGTGCGAGCAGTGCCAGGCCGGTGGCCGGCTCCCGCTACTGGCCGACGAGGTAGACCACATCGTGCCTGTGGCAGAAGGCGGCACGGATCACCCGTCCAACCTGCGCGGCATCAACCGTGACTGCCACAAGGCGAAGACGCAGGAAGAGGCGAGGCGCGGTGCGGCGCGACGCTGAACGCGGGTCGTGGAACGCAGCGCACCGACATCGAACGGTTTCACAGGGGCGGACACCCCGGGGGGGAGGGCGGACATTTCCGGAGCCTTGCTACGGACACCCGCCGCCCACTCATCGAGAGGTTTTTTTCTCGGCCGGAATTTCAGGCTTAAGGCCATTTATGCGCAAAAACACGAAATCGGGTCGGCCCGCGTTCAAGGCGACCGCTGTGCAGCGCCGGATGGTCACCAACGCCGCCGCCAGCGGCATGTCGCACCAGGAGATTTCCATCGCCCTGGGCATCTCGCGCAACACGCTGGAGAAGTACTTCGAAAAGGAGATTTCGACCGCTGCGCTGCGCCGGCGCATGGAGGTGATGGACGCGATGGCGAGGACGGCACTTAAGGGCAACGTGGCAGCCCAGAAGGCGTTCCTTGCGCAGACGCCCACGCTGGCTGCGCCCCCGGAGGTACCTGAGAAGCCGCTGGGTAAGAAGGACCAAGCCAACGCTGATGCAGTCGGCGCGGAGGCTGGGACCGAGTGGGCTGACCTGCTGGACAAGAAGGTCACCCCGATTCGGCGCGCGGCGAAGTAAGTGGCCTGGGACCTGTCCTGCCGCGACTGGTGGGAGAAGTTGCAGGCCGGCAAACTGCCGGTCGCCGACCTGCCGCTGTGGACCCCCCAGGCAGAGCGGGCTGCAGCGATTCTCGGCCGCCTGCGACTGGCTGACGTGCCGGGCACGCCCACCGTGGCAGAGGCCGGCGGCGAGTGGTTTCAAGACGTAACGCGCAACATGTTCGGGTCGGTAAACCCGGAGAGCGGCGACCGCGAGATCCGCGACCTGTTCGCCCTGGTGCCGAAGAAGAACGCCAAGACCACCTTCGGCGCGCTGGGCATGGTCACGGCGACGTTGATCAACGAGCGCCCGCGTGCGACGTTCCTGATGACCGCGCCGGTCCAGGACACGGCGCAGCTGGCGTTCGACGCCGCCGCCGGCGCGATCGAGCTGGATCCGGTGCTGGCGGCCAAGTTCCATATCCGGCACCACCTCAAAACGATCATCCACCGGGAGACGAAGGCCTCCCTGGAGATCATGACGTTTGACCCGTCGGTGCTGACCGGCGTGAAGGTATCTGGCGGCGCGCTGATCGACGAGCTGCATGTCTGCGCCAAGAAGGCGAAGGCGGCGCAGGCGCTGCGCCAGATCCGCGGCGGCATGGTTCCGTACCCGGAAGCGTTCCTCTGGTTCATCACCACGCAGAGCGACGAGCAGCCGGTTGGGGTCTTCGCCGACGAGCTGCAGAAGGCGCGGGATATCCGCGACGGCAAGCGCGTCGGCAAGATGCTGCCGGTGCTGTTCGAGTTCCCGCAGGAGATCCAAGAATCGAAGGACCAGCAGTGGAAGGATCCGCGGCTGTGGCCACTGCTGAACCCGAACATCGGTCGTGCCATGACGCTGGAGCGCATGGTCGAAGAGTTCGACGACGCCGTTGGCACCAGCGAGGCCGAGCTTCGCAGCTGGGCATCGCAGCACCTCAACGTGCAGATCGGCGTGGCGCTGCACCAAGGCAGCTGGGCCGGAGCTGAGTTCTGGGAAGCGCAGGCGGACAAGCGGCTGACGCTGGAAGCGTTGATCCGGCGCTGCGACGCCATCACGGTGGGGATCGACGGTGGCGGCTTGGACGACCTTCTGGGCCTGTCCTTCTGCGGCCGCGACAAACATACGAAGCGCAAGCTGCTGGTTAGCCGGGCATTCGCCCATCCCAAGGCGCTGAAGCGTCGGAAGAGCCAGGAGACGCGCTACGAAGATTTCATCGCCGACGGCCACCTGGTTGTCGGCAGCGAGTCCGACGAGGGCGCCACGGACTTAAGCGACATGGCCGCCATGGTGAAGCAGGTGGCCAAGGCCAGGCTGCTGGCCGGCATCGGCGTGGATCCATCAGGCCTCGGCACCGTCCTGGACGTGCTGGCCGCCGAGAAGATCGACGCGGAGCTGATCACCGGCATCCGCCAAGGTTGGCAGCTGACCGGCACCTGCAAGGTGTTCGAACGCTGGCTGGCCGATGGACTGCTGACGCACGACGGCTCGCGGATGATGGACTGGTGCGTGGGCAATGCCAAGGTCGAGGCGTCGAAGAACGCGCTCTACGTGACCAAGGCGGCCAGCGGGGTCGGGAAGATCGATCCCCTGATGGCGGCGATGAACGCCGTCGAGCTGATGTCTCGGAACCCCGAGCCGCAGAACAAAAAACTCGTCCTCATGACAGTGGGTGGAGCCCGATGAATACCGAGAACCGCGCCTACAGCGTGCTGGAGGTCAAGTCGTACGACGACGACCAGCGCATCATCACTGGGTGGGCGACCACGCCGGAACCGGACCGCTACGGCGACGTGGTCGAGCCGCTGGGGGCGAAGTTCGCCGCCGAGCTGCCGCTGCTCTGGCAGCACAGACACGACAGCCCCGTGGGCATCGTGAAGTTCGGGAAGCCGACGAAGGACGGCATTCCCTTCACCGCCAGCGTGGCGAAGATCGAGACGCCCGGGGCGCTGAAGGACCTGTGCGATCTGGCCTGGCAGTCAGTGAAGGAGAAGTTGGTGCGTGGCGTCTCCATCGGCTTCCGCGCGCTGGAGTACAGCTACATGGACGGCGGTGGCATCCGCTTCACCGAGTCCGAGATCTTCGAGCTTTCCCTGGTCACCATCCCGGCCAACGCCGCGGCGACCATCCAGACCATCAAGGCCATGGACACTGCCGGCGGGCGCCGTTCGGTGAACTACGGCGTCCCCCTCATCCAGCGCCAGGCGGCACCGGTCGAGCGACCGGCCGGCGGCGCGGTGAAGTTGCTGCACTGAAGTTCCGGGCCACGCGGCCCTGCGGGGTGGAACCCGCTTCCCAATCTTGCAGGCACCGCCCGGGGTGGAACCCGGGCCGAACGGCTGCGCCCTCAAGGAAAACTCGATGAAGACCCTCGCAGAACAGATGGAGTCGCTGCGTGCGACCCGTGAAGCCCACCAGAAGAAGCTGGGCGAAATCGCCCAGAAGTCGATGGACGAAAACCGTTCGTTCAATACCGGCGAGCAGGAAGAGTTCGACGATCTGGAAGAGCAGATCAAGTCGCTGGACGGCGACATCGACCGCCTCACCCGACTGCAGGCCGTCCAGGCAAAGTCGGCCGTGCCGGCGGCGCAGATCGTTCAGGAGCACGGCTCCGCGACTGACCAGCGGCGCTCCACCGGCAATGGCCAGGGCCCGTCCCTGATCCACAGCCGCAAGAACGAGGAGCAGGGGATCGGCTTCGCCCGGTTCGCCATGGCCATGTATGCCGGCAAGGGCGACGTATCCAGTGCCAAGGCCTTCGCGGAGAACACGTTCCGCGACGACGTGCGCCTGAACGAAATCATGAAAGCCGCGGTCGCCGCCGGCAACACCACCGATCCCGCGTGGGCGGGCAATCTGGTGCACTACCAGACCCTGTCCAGCGAGTTCGTCGACTTCCTGCGCCCGCGCACCATCATCGGTCAGTTGGGCGTCGGCAATGTGCCTGGTCTGCGTCGCGTTCCCTTCAACGTGCGCATTCCGGGCAAGACCGCCAAGGGCCGCGCGCAGTGGGTTGGCGAAGGCTTCCGCAAGCCGGTTACCAAGTCGGGCTACGATGCGGCTGAGCTGAAGTGGTCCAAGATCGCGGGCATTTCGGTGATCACTGAAGAGCTCGCCCGCTTCTCCGACCCGTCCATCCAGATCCTGGTGCGTGACGATCTGTCGGACGCGGTGATCGAACGTATGGACGAGGACTTCGTCGACCCGGCCAAGGCCGCCGGGACCGGCGCGGGTCTCTCGCCGGCGTCCATCACCAATGGCGTTACGGCCATCCCCTCCACCGGTGACGTCTACGCTGATATCCAGGCGCTGTGGGCGACCGCAGACGACACCAACCTGCCGGTATCCAGTGCGGTTTACATCACCGACAGCGCCACCGCGCGCCAGCTGGCTGGCCTGCGCAATCCGCTGATGGCGCGTGAGTTCCCCAACGTGACCATGACGGGCGGCGACATCGACGGCGTGCCGCTGGTGGTGTCCAACTACGTGGCGTCGGGAATGTTCATCCTGGCCTTCACCAGTGAGATCTATCTGGCGGATGACGGTGTCGTCACCATCGACATCAGCAAGGAGGCAACGATCGTCATGGACGATGACGCGACCGCAACGCCGACGATCGCGCAGATCCAGAGCATGTTCCAGACCAACCAGCTCGCGATCCGTGCCGAGCGCTTCGTCAACTGGAAGAAGCGGCGCCCGCAGGCCGTGGCCTACCTCAGTGGCGTGGATTGGAGCAACAGCGCTCCGAACAGCCCGTAACTGTGTTGCGGGGCGGGGTCCATGTGACCCCGCCCTTGCTCAATCGAGAGGTGCGAAATGCGTAAGGTCGAACTGGTCAGGGGGAACCGCGTAGTGATGGTGGACCATCGCCTCGCCCCCCTTCTCGAGAAGCACTCCGGCTATCTCCGGCGTGACATGGTCGCGCAGCAGCCGGCAGTTCCGAGCGCTGAAGAGGTCGCGGCTGAGGCAGCGAGGAAGGCTCCGGAAGTAGCCGCGAAGCGTCAAGCCAAGGCTGCGGCGAAGAAGGCAGCTACGAAAAATGCTGGGCCCAAGAAGGACGCAGCCGAATGACCGGCTTCTCGCCCCGCGAACTGGCCACCGAGGCCGGCGTGCGCAAGTACGGCACCGACTACCTGAAATCGCTGTCTCCGGTAGACGCTGGTCCGGGGCGAGACGGGTGGCGACCGCTGGTGCGTGAGCCATTCACCGGCGCATGGCAGCGGAATCTTGAGGAGCGCCACGACACGCTGCTCTGCTACCCGACGCTATACGGTTGCCTCAACCGCATTTCCACGGACATCGGCAAGCTACCGTTCCTCCTGAAGCTCGAGGACGAGAATGGAATCTGGAAGCTCGACAAGAAGAACACTTCGTACTGGCCGGTACTGCGCAAGCCCAATGGCTACCAGACGGCGCAGCAGTTTCGGGAATCTTGGTTGCTGTCCAAGCTCATCCAAGGCAATACCTACGTCCTGAAAGGCAGGGATGAACGGCAGGTCGTGACCAAGCTGTGGGTGATTGACCCGGCTCGTGTTCAGCCGATGGTGTCCGACAGCGGCGACGTGTTCTACCAGATCAAGTACAGCACCGGTGCGAACCTGCTGCCGGAAAACTACCCCGGCGAGGATTTGATCGTACCGGCGCGCGAGGTCATCCACGACCGCATGAACTGCTTTCACCATCAGCTCATCGGCGTGCCTCCGCTTTGCGCGGCTCACTGGCCGACGGTAAAGAACCTCAAGATTTTGAAGGACTCCACGACGTTCTTCTCGAACGGAGCCAATCCGGGCGGCATCTTGACTGCCCCCGCTGGTATGTCCGACGAGGATGCGCAGGCCGTCAAGGACTACTGGAACACCAACTTCCAGGGGTCCAACGCTGGCCAGGTGGCGGTGGTCGGTGCCGACATGAAGTTCACGCCGTTCTCGTTCAAGTCGGCCGACAACCAGTTGGTCGAGCAGATGCAGTACTCGGATCAACAGATCACCCAGCCCTTCGGGATTCCGCCGTTCAAGGTCGGCATCGGCTCCATCCCCGCTGGGATGAAGGTTGACGACGTGAACCAGCTTTATTACTCCGACGCGCTGCAGGCACACATCGAGGCGATGGAGAACCTGCTGGACGAGGGCCTGGGCATCGCCCGGCCGATGGGTGTCGAGCTTGACCTGGGGCCGCTCCTGCGCATGGACGTGGGCAAGCAGGCGGAGGTGGAGACGAAGCTCGTCAGCGGAAACGTCAAGACCCCCAACGAAGGGCGGCTGGCCTTCAACCTGGCGCCCTTGGAGGGCGGCGACACGGTTTACATGCAGCAGCAGGACTACCCACTGGACCAGGTGCGCCAGAACAAGATCACCGTGGCGCCAGCCACCATCGAGCCGCCCGCGCCGGACGACGACCCGCCTCTTGACGATAGCGATGAACTACGCGCGCTGCAGCAGGAGAATTTCATGTACAAGGCCCTCGAGGCCGCGCGAGCCGAGGTGTTCCGCAATGAATGACCCCATCGACTTCGGCAAAATGCTGGGCGGGCTGGTCCGCGATGCTCTGGCGCCGCTTCTGCAGCGAATCCAGCAGCTTGAGGAAAGGGAGGTGCCCGAGGGGCGCCCGGGCCGGGATGCCGACCCGGAGATGGTCGCAGAGCAGGTTCGAGCCGCGCTGGAGGGTCTGCCGGCCCCGCGAGACGGCAAGAATGCGGATCCCGTCACCGACGACCAGGTTGCGGCGCAAGTGGCCCGCCATCTGGAGGCGCATCCGGTACCGGCCGGCCGCGACGCGGATCCGGTCGACCTGGAGACGCTGGCCGACCTGGTGGTGGACAAGATGCTGGCCTCGCCGCGGCTGCTGACGTTGGTCGACCTGGCCACCGTCGACGCAGTGTCCAAGCACTTCGAGGCCAACCCGGTGCGGCACGGCCGCGACGCAGACCCGGCGGTGATCGAGCTGGCGGTGAAGGCGGCTGTCGATGCGCTGCCGGCGCCGAAGGATGGCCGTGACGCCGATCCGGTGACGGAGCAGCAGCTGGCCGCGCAGGTCGCCAGGCACCTGGCCGCGAACCCGCCGCAGCCCGGTGCCGAAGGTGTGGGCTTGGCCGGTGCAATGATCGATCGCGCTGGCGAGCTGGTGATCACCACCACCAAAGGTGAGGCGGTCAGGCTGGGCAAGGTCGTGGGCGAGGATGGCCGAGACGGCATCAGCTTCGAAACAGCGACTGGCGAGTACGATGCGGAGCGCGGCTTCGTCATCAAGCTCGGCGCAGGCGAGCGCCGCACCGAATTGGTCCTGCCGTACATGGTGCACCGCGGCTTCTGGCGCGAGGGCCTGGCTACGAAGGCCGGGCAGTCGATCACCCACGATGGGGCGCTGTGGATCGCGAAGCGCGACAACGCATCGAAGCCTTGCCTGGAGAATGAGCAGGATTGGGCGCTGGCTGCGCGCAAGGGCCGTGACGGAAAGGACGGCAAGAGCGTCCGCTTGCCGGCCGAGCCGGTGAAGCTGGGAGCCGGCAATGCGTGAGTTCGTCACCCCGGAAGATGCGCGAGAGCAGCTGCGCATCGACAGCGAGGCTGATGACCGCTGGCTGGCCATCTGGATCCCCGCCGTCTCGGCCTCAGTGGCGGCGTGGCTGAAGCAGGAGTGGCGGCTGTACGTGTTGCAGCGCGATTCCAACGGGGACGTGGTGACGGACAGCTCGGGGGTGCCGCTGCCCGTGCTGGACAGCGACGACTTGCCGGTGCTGCAGCCGACGGTGATCGCCGCAACGCTCCTGGAGCTGGCGTCGCAGTACCGCTATCGGGAAGGCGAGGGCGACAACGCGGTGCCTGCGGATGCCGGGCACGGGTACGTGCTGTCCCGGGCGGCGACGGCTCAGCTGGCGCCCCTGCGCCGCACCACGGTGGCCTGATGAGCAACGTGGCGGCGGGCGAACTGCGACACCGGGTGCTGATCCAGCAGCAGATCACGACCAGGGACAGCGACGGGATCAAGCAGGTGAGCTGGGTGGACGTGGCGACGGTGTGGGCATCGGTCGAGCCGCTGTCGGCTCGCGAGTTCATCCAGTCCGGCCAGACGCAGGCAGCGGTTACCGCGCGCATCACGATCCGTTACCGCGCCGGCCTGCTGCCGTCGATGCGCCTGCTGCACCGTGGCCAGGTCTTCAACATCGCCGGCCTGCTTCCGGACAAGGCGTCTGGGCTGGAGTACATCACCATTCCGGTCTCGGCCGGGGTCAACGACGGCCAATGATCGAGATCGACCTTCTGGGACCAGGCCCGAGCGCATCGCTGGACCTGGCCGAACGGCTGCGCGGGCGACGGGTCGGGGTTGTCGGCAACGGCTTCGAACTGGCGCCGTGGGCTGAGTTCCTCGCTGCCAGCGACGTCCAGTGGTGGGACAAGCACCCCGCGGCCATGGCGTTCTGCGGTGCCAGGTATGCACCGCACCGCAAGGCGGGGCTGCAGCAGCTGCCCGGCGCGAGGACGAACTGGAACAGCGGCGTGCTCGGCCTGGCTGTCGCGGCATCGCTCGGAGCAACCCTGGTGCGGCTGCACGGTTTCGACCTCCGCGGCTCTCACTTCTTCGGTCCCTACACGAATGGCCTGCGCAACACCGCGCCGGCCCGTCGAGAGGTTCATCAACTGCAGTTCGCGCAATGGGCGCGCCAGCATCCCCACGTCCGGGTGGTGAACTGCACCCCCGGCTCAGCTCTCAGGTGCTTCGAATTCGATGAAAAGATTGCCGCTTAACTCCGTGCGCGGACGCATCCGCGCGCACATCGAGCGCTATGCCGGCGCCCTGGGGGACGACGTGCTCGAGGTCGGCAGCCGGATCCACGACCCTGCCGCGTGGTGGTGCAGCAACCGGGATCTCGCAGCTGGTCAGTGGACTGGAATCGACATGCAGGCCGGCGATGGCGTCGACCAGGTGGCCGACATCCATGACCTGCCGGCCGAGTGGTCCGGCCGCTTCACCGGCATCGTCTGCTCCGAGGTCCTGGAACACGTGGCCCGACCGTGGCTGGCTCTGCCGGAGCTGCGCCGCGTGCTGCAGCCGGGCGGCCTGCTGGTGGTCACCACGCTTTTCGCATTCCCCGAGCACGGCTACCCGGATGACTACTACCGCTACAGCCAGAGCGGGCTGCAGCTACTGCTCGCCGATGCCGGCTTCAGCGACATCGCCACCGAGTACGCCGGCGAGGTGCCGCTCGAATTGAATGACCACGGCGAACGCGGCGTTGCGCGCCGCCGGCTGCCGATGCACACGTTCGCGGTGGCGCGGTGCTGATCCTTCTGACCGCCACTGGTGCCAGGCCTGCCGCCTGGGCGCTGTGCGAGCGCTGGATGGCCAGGCAAGACTATGCCGGCCCTGTGCGCTGGGTGATCGTGGACGACGGCCCTGAGCCGCAGCCTGTCACCTTCCGGCGCGAAGGGTGGCAGCTGGTAGTGGTCCGCCCGTCGCCGCACTGGGCGCCCGGTCAAAACACCCAGGCGCGGAACCTGATGAAGGGGCTGGCCGCCGTCGGCGCTGATGAGCGCCTGGCCATCATCGAGGACGACGACTGGTACGCGCCGGATTGGCTGACGACCGTTGATCGCGAATTGGACCGTGCGGAACTGGTCGGCGAACACCGGGCCCGCTACTACAACGTGCAGCAGCGCCGGGGCAGGCAGCTGGCCAACACCGGCCACGCCAGCCTGTGCAGCACTGCGATGCGCGGCAGCGCGCTGCAGGACTTCGCCGAAGCCTGCCGGGCACGTCCGAAGTTCATCGACCTGGAGCTCTGGCGCCGCACGCAGGGCCGACATCTGTTCGGCGGCAACCGCGTCGTCGGCATGAAAGGACTTCCCGGCCGCGGTGGTATCGGCATGGGCCACGACGCAGCGTTCAATGGCCAAGCCGATCCTGATGGTGCGCTGCTGCGCTCCTGGGTGGGTCTGGATGCAGAGGTGTACCGGTGAAGGTGGAATTCAACATCGTCGGCATCCCGGGCATCATCCGCACGCTCAACAGCCTGCCGGCCGAGATCGTCAGCAAGAAGGGCGGTCCGGTAAAGCTGGCGCTGGCCAAGGCAGCGCGCCTGGTGCGGGATGAGGCGAAGAGCAACCTGCAACGGTCCATCGATCTGCGCGGCGCCGACAGCACTGGCACGACGGTGAGGTCCGTGATTGCCAGCCGCGGCAAGGCGCCCAGCGACGGCAATGGCGAACGCTACCTGGTGCGGGTGAAGAAGCGCTCCTTCGTCAACGCCCGAGGGCAGAAGACGTCCACGCTCATGACCGCCAACCTGCTGGAGTGGGGATCCGGGCACCAGCCCGCCACCCCGTGGCTGCGCCCGGCGGTGACAAGCAAGGGCCAGGAGGCCATTGACGTGATGGTGACCGACCTGAGCCGTCGCATCGACCTGATCGTTCGGCAGCTGGCCGCCAAGAACGGGAGCGCGGGCTGATGTTTCCAAAGGTCTACCGCACCATCCACACCGCGGCGGTCGCCGCCATCGTCGAAACGCGCATCGGCCGGCACGGCGAAGTGTCCCAGACGGAGCAGCGCCCTTACATCACCTGGCAGATCGTCACTGGGCTGCCTTACGACAACCTCAGCACTGCACCGGGCGGCGACTTCACCACGGTGCAGCTGGACTGTTACCACCCCACCGACGCCGGCGCGGAACAGCTGGCACTCGCGGTGCGTGCTGCCCTGGACGCGGCCCTGATCTGCAATCGCATCGTGCTCAACAACCGCGATCCGGACACGAAGCTCTACCGGGTCGGCATGGAAGCCGACTTCATCGACCAGCGGTGAGCCGCTGGCACCCCCCAACCCGACCGCCGCAAGGCGGTTTTTCTTTGACCAGAGGAATTTGAAATGACCGAGGGCGTCATCAAAACCCAGGGGTCCGAGCTCTTCACCGTGGACAAGCTGAGTTCCAGCGTCGCCTCGGTCCTGAAGTTCGAGTGCCCGACTGGCATCACCGGCCTGGGCGGCGCGGCCGACCAGATTGAATCCACCTGCCTGAGCACCGTGGGCGACAAGGAATACGAAGGCGGCCTGGGCAACCCGGGGCAGGTCAGCGTTCCGTTCAACTTCATCCCGCGCAGCCAGTCCCACCAGATCCTGTTCGAGCTGAAGGAATCACGCGAGGTCGTCGACTGGTTGATCGGCCTGAGCGACGGCGTGGCGGTGCCCACCCTGGACTCCAACGACAACCTGGTGGCGCCGGCGGCACCGCTCCGGACGTCCATCGGGTTCCGTGGCTACGTTTCGGACCTGAACATCGATATCGCCACGAACGAAATCGTGCGCGGCACGCTGACGATCCAGCGCAGCGGCAGCGTAATCCCCTACTGGAACGGCGACTACGCGGCGGCGTAACGGCTCCCGCACCTACTTCTGGGGTGCCGGCTCTGCGCGCCCAGCCGTCGCGTATCCGGCACCACAACTAAAGAGAACGGCTTATGGACAAGAGCAGAATTCTGACCAACGAGGCCCCCGTCGCACGCGAGGTGACGTTCAGCGACGGCACCGCCGAGACGGTCCACTTCAAGCAGGTGAATGCCGGTCAGATGCGGCGCTGGCGTGCAGCGGAGCAATCGGGCGTTGACGACGTGAAGTACTTCGCCATGCAGAGACTGGTCGCGGCGAGCATCTGCGATGAGCGAGGCAAGCTGGTGCTCACGGAGGCCGAATCGGAGAATCTGACCCCGGCGGGACTGACCGACCTGTTCCCGCACGTGATCGCCGTGGCGGGCATCGGTGACGACTCAAAAAAGTCCTCGCCGAGCGCGGACGCGAGTACTTCAGCTGCATCCTAGGCCTCGCGCTCGGCAAGACCCTCGGGGAGATCGACGATCTTCCCGAGCCTGAGTTCCAACGCTGGCTGGCGTTCTACCAGCTGTACCCCTTCGATGACCTCCACCGCTACCACCGGCCTGCGGCCTTGGTCGGCGCGAGCTTCGGCGGGTCGATCCAGAAGAACCTCGAGTACCTGCAGCCGGTTCCGGTTGTCCACGAATTCCCCGATGCCGATCTGCGCACCCTCGCAGCGTTCGGCCTGAAACCACCGAGAGGCTGATCTGATG